ATAGCTATATCTAAATTATTGGCATCGAGTTTTAATTCATATTCTGGGTTAGCGCCAGCATACGGTGTAGATGACTGAGCTAGGCCGCTATTTACACTTGTTTTTACACCACTAAGAACATAATCACGCAAAACAGACGCTTGCATCTTCTCATCTATATCTGGTGATTCCCCTGTCAAATATAGATAATCATCATATGACAGTGTAGACGTTGATCGCGCCGTCATCTCGATTACTTTTTTTGTCGCCATATTTAAGAATCCGCTGTGATTATAAAGGAATCTGCACCTGTAGCAGGGGTAATAAACGTATGCTCAGATATGATATTGTTGATTCTCGTATCGACGTTTGAACCCATTGGCCAGTATGAAGATGGATCCAAGGAGAATGATTGTGTATTCTTGAAGTATCGTCTTGTAGATCCACCCGCTTGCAAACCAACAGCCTTTATTCTACCCAACAAGGCAGATAGTTGTGAAGCGTACAATTGGAAATCAGGTTGATTATAATGCGCCTTCATGGTAACAATACCATGTAGCAATATCAACTGTGGATGGATTGTTGTAAGATCAGTATCTACCTCAAACTCACCAAGTGCTGCATTATATTCCAGTTTCAGAGGATATGCATCATCTGGTGTTGGCCATAACTCTAATCTTGTTTTTACAACACTAGCTACTTCAGAATTATTACGTAGATCCCACCGATAAGGCCATTGTTGGTTTATGGTGGGTAATATATTGTGCTCAGCAACGCCAATGCCAATCTGTAGTTCTAAATACGTACCACCCGTTGTCCTTTGCACAGACACGGTGAATGGTTTTAATGGATCTAGATCTGTTGGTAAATCATATAGAACTTGATCTGCTACAGTAGCACCGGGTTCTCTGTCGTTTACTCTATGCGTTAATAGATCACCAAACTCATAGAATAATTGCTCTTGCCCGCTGCGTAACGCAGAATTTAGTAGATCAGCCTGAAGAATAGCTCCAGAGCCGGATGAACTAAACCCTAGTCTCTGCGCTAGTTCTGTTCTTAGACTTAGCAGCGTTCTTGCTGTCATCTATTTCCTTCTCCTTTTCTGCAACACGATTTATAGCAACTTCTATACCATCTCTATAACTACTACCAAATACTTCCTGTAACTTGCGTTCACCGTGTGCGAACAACATACGGTTGATCTCTTGATCCATATCTTCTACAACATGTGTCTCTTCTGTTTTACCAGATACTCTTACATTTTCCGATCCAAAACCAAGTATCCATATAGGTAACTCATGGGCCGGAAATGATTTTCCTACTTCTGCGAATTGATTCAAAATCAACTCAATTGTTATAATCGGAATTGTCTTTTGCATATTTCTCTCCCTTAAGATGCAAGGGGGGCCGAAGCCCCCCAAGCTTCATACAAATTAACTGCCGTTAGCCAAAATAACACCATGAGCGTTTAAACGATTGGACGTCAAAGAACCGCGCCAAGTCAAACCCCAGTAGTAGTTATAACTGGTATGTGCACGAGGAGGCTTCCTCGCAATCATATCGTTATCTTGAATCGGACGAAGTGTGATATGTTTGGTATTTAGGAAGTAACAACGTTTGGTCCACGCACAGCTAACCGTGTTACTTACTTCAGCACCAGTAATACCATCCAAGTCGTCAAAAACCGGATCCCAAATGATTGGAACACCCTGGAAGAACAAGCCTGTAAATGTACCGCTATCTTTGATCTCCAAAGATGGGTCCATATTCCAAGGAGCTTGAGCAGAACCAGGTTGCACAGCATAACGAGACTCTTTCAAGTCTGCTGCGATTTCATAAGACTTAATAAAATCAGTACCAGCAAGAATGAAGTCAGGACTTCCGCCGTTACGCTGACATTGACGCCATAGGGTATGCATATGACCCAATAGTACGTTACCAGCATAAGGAGCAGCCGCGCCGTTTGTATTCAAACCAAGACCAACGTCAATATTCTGACGCCAGTAGCGGTTAGTTGCTGTACCAGCTGTTGCTCTGTTTAGACCACCAACGATGCCACTATCGTTCTTCAATGGAACGAGAAAGTCTAGACCGTTAATAGCCTTATTGGCCATAGTAGTAGCACCCATCGTAATGGAACCATCGAGATGCAAAGACTGATCGAGGATCTTCTCGAAACCCAGTCGAAGCACTTCCATCGCTTCATTAAATACGTTAGTTAGCTGTACAAGACCAGCCGCGCTTGAATTACGCGGGCTTTGTGAGTCACCAATAAGAATACCATTACCAAGTAAGAAGTCTTCAGAGAACTGGAAACCGTCATGTGCCGAGTTCCAAGGGTAATAAGCCTGCTTAACAGTGTCGCGCGTATTATAAGTAACATCACCAGATAGGTTAACGGTACTCGCATGAGTATCACCAAACCACTGGAAATTGTTGTCATAATCTTCACGAATCTGCTCGACGATATTTTCTTTACCGCCACCCCAAGGCTTTTTCTTTGCCATTAGAGCTTTGAGCAGGGGACGTTCAGTCGCAACCTGGTCAATAGGTTTATTCTTCAAAAAGTTCTGAAGAGCTACATATCCTAGCTGGGATACATCATTGGCATTTAATGCAGTTTGCGTTGCCATTTATTTCCCTCCAAAAGGAATGTAATTATGTGGAACAGGGTCGGCTACACGAAAGCCTGTACGTGCTACTGGTGATGAACCCAGCTCTCATCTAATCCTGTTAACTATGCATTGCATCAAGATGAGCCTGAAGAAACTCCGGTGTAACTTCAGCCTTATTACTTTCCAATGCACTACCTGCGCCGCCGCCTGATCTGTTAGGAGCTAGTGGCCTAACCCTTTTGCTAGCGTTACCATTCGCGCTTGCAGCGGCAGACATCCCGCGCGAAAGAACATTATACTGGCTTTGTAACATGTTCAACCAATTTTCCGGTGGGAAGTCAGATTGCACAATATCCTTACCTATATCTACCATTAGGTCTTTTTTCATTGCATAGTCAGGATCTGATTGCTCTAATTCCTTTTCCCAATCATTTATACTAGAGAGGGCAACGTCTTTGTTATTTATATAAGTATTTTGCTGCTGGGTTCTTGTGGCTTGAATCCTATTAAAATCAGACTCTGCTTGATGCCGAGAACTCTGCCCGATACGCTCAGCAGCTAATTTCGTTGCCCAATCCTCACTGATCTCCATATTCTCAACAGCGTTGCTTAAATCCTCAAAATCTCCGTAAGAGGCCTCTTCGTTATCTTTTTTGTTAACACCCAAAGTCTCCCCAACCTTGTCGGCAAATTGGTCTATAGCTCTAAGAGCTTTTACTGCCTCGTCATAATTACCAGAGTTGAGACTCTTGAAGACGTTCAGTGACCAATCTAATTGGTCAGCGTTAGTATTAGAGTTAACAATATAATCTTGTAATGCGCCCGCGTCTTTAAGTGTCGTATTTTCTACTTCTAGTTCTTTAGATCTATTAATCCAATGCTCGAATCTTTCTTGGGCTTTAGGTTTTAAATTGCCATATACCTCTGAATCTTCCTCGCTTAGATCGAGTTTCTCTTTATCTCCCTCGCTTGTTGAAACTGTTTCTGTTGGTTCTTCTGGGTCAGTAATTCTACTCCCCTCGTCTTCTTGTGCTGCCTCAGCTTCTTGGTAGGTGGGAGTGTCAGTGTCGGTCTTTGGTTCTTCGATTGGTTCGGGTTCGGGTTCTGATTCTGCTTTGACATCTAATGTCTCCTCTTCTTCTGTAGATTCGCTTATAGATTCAAGTTCCTTTTCAAGAACACTTAGCGTGTCGTCAAACAACTCTGCGGTCGACATTGCCGCCTGTGGTTCAGCCATTTAAGTTCTCCCTATCTGTATTCATTGCGCGTTCGTTGGTTTACTCTATTTTGCGGCGCGTTTACTGCTTCATTCATTCCTTGAGGTGGTGGTACAGCATTAGTTACTGGCGCTTGATCTTTTCCCATCATTTGCTGCATCATCATCTGATCGTTGAGTGCCTTCTGTATCTCCTCTGGTAGTGGTGGTAAGAATCTACTCAAATCAATACGTTCGTCAAAACGTTTAAAGGTTTCTTCTAATAACTGTACGTATGGATTAAATTGATCAGGAATACCCGCGGTTCTTAGAGTTTGTATCAATTCTATGTTCTGCATTATGATAGGCATTAACTCTATCCACCGCATCCTCTCTTCGTTGGTGTCTGGCAAACCCGTACTGCCAGCAGCAATATCTACATATACCGCATCATATAATTGCTGTTTATTCAAGATAGGCCAAAAAGCGTTTGGACCTGCAATATCAATAGCTCTATCTGGCGTTAATTCTTGGAGTAAGATTTCCGATGAAAACCAAGCTAATTCCCTCAACCAATCTTCAGTAGCATCTATCTTTTCTTGAATCCTAGTAGCCAAACCCTCTTGTTGTATATTAGCCTCTGTTGCGGTCTTTGCTCTCATGATCCCGCCACGTTGCGCATCGCCTAAACCACTGATCCATTCCATGTCTGTTCTCAATGGCGTCGTATCGTACATGACAGGATTCATTGGCGGAGAAGTAGCAGGTTGAAATACAGATTTAACGTCTTGCCCCGACGCGTTTATCAAAGCAATCTCACCTATTTGTGCGTTACTAAAAACTTCGATATCTTCGTAGTTTACACGGGAAGCATCAGCAACAAAGAATGGCGCAGATAGTTCTCTGTGCTTGGACATCTGATTGCGAATGGTGTTATACTCATCCTGCAGGTTCATGAGCAGCTCTGTTTCAGATACTGGCCATTCTTGGCCGTCGATCCAATTCAAACCTAACAAGAAATATGGGAAAAATCTATCACCCATTCTAGCCGGGTGATACGGCTCTCTCAACCACTTCTTTCCGCCATCTGCCCAAGTGTAAACGCTCTGAGTTACTCTATCCCAATACTCCCAAACACCCACAGCCAAGTTAACGTCTTCATTACCTTGAATCTGTATACCTTCATCACGTGTTAACCTGTTAAGGATACCCGCATCAGTCCGCCTATATATCGTAAATTCTTTTACTTGCTCTTTGGATATTTGAAACCTATCACACACATCGTCAGGTGTCATCCAAGTTACGTTAGCAATCCACTTAGCTGAGTGATATTCCTGCAAGGTGTCCAATGAGGTATCCATTCTAAAATCTTCAGGCCTGACAAAACCAAGATTCAACCCTTCTCTCTGCATTACTTCTACTTGCGCGGACAAGCCAGCCATTGTATCTTTTATTTCTTCAATTAGCTGATCTTTGTCTCCAGAGTAAGTGCCGCCTTCCATGAGAGCTTTAACATCAGATTGAATCCTAGCTAAACTATCTTGAGCGTCGTTAAACTCCCTACTAACAAGAGGATCTGTATAATAATCTCTTTGATAGGTAACCTTTACGATACCAATTTTACTTGTCATGCAAGATCTCAAAACCTGCTTGGCTATCTTCTTTAAATCAGCGCGTTCTAATTCTTCATTCAAAATAACCTGTAAAGTTTCAGAGAAAATGTTAGCAACCCTGTAGTCAGAACTCCCAGCGTCTACATGTTTGTTAGGTTTTATTTTTATTTCTGGATTTTTAGCATAGATGTATGGTAATAAACCCTGCAGCGTAGCATGAATAATATTACCCTTAATCGCTCTACCGCCTTCAAAAGCCGCTTGCGTCGCATTAGTTATTTGTGATCGTGAATTAAGTTTACCTAGCGCGTAAACACGAGCGTGTTCTATCTCCTTGTAATACTTCTTCCATTTTTTGTATGATAATTCTACATTCTTCTGACAATTCTTCAACATGCCATCAGAGTCAGCAGATACCTGAGATTGAAGCCCCATATCGTCAACTAAAATATCTAGATCGGCCATGATTCATTCCTGTTATATAAAGTATCTAATTGATCCAACCATTCCCAAGTGAATCTCTTTGGAGCCTTCTTCTTAGGCGTAGGCTTCCTTGTTCTAGCCCGTCTTAACATCAACCCATATCTTGTCGCGTCAAACAAATGATCCTCTGCGCTTGTATCTATGTCTTCAACCCTCTTTGGGTCAGCAGGTAATGAAGGCACGGTACGCAACCAATGTTTACACGTGTTAAAAACTTTTAAGTTCTCGTTAGCCAAGCGATCAACAATTTCTTGTAAACCCTGGATCCTCGACCCTGGACCTTTCGCGCTAGACTCCCACACAACACCATAATCAGTAAATACGTCTGCAACACTTTTATGGCGACCGTCACGCATGAAGATCGCAGAATCGGCAACATTACTTTTGAACTTGATCTTAGCTTCTCTTTCATCCTTCTCTGCATCTAATATATCCCTTGCTATTTCTTCTATTGGCGTTTCACTTCCCTTGTTAGGTTTAGAGCTCCAATAACGTTCTCTGTAGATATAGATTATACCATCATAGTCCTGAGTGAACCAGACGCATCCAGCCGGAGACTTGTAACCATGATCGTAAGATTTCCATCTTTTCCACTCCAATGGAATCTCAAAAGGTTCCACAACATGCACCTTTGGATCCCACACGCCTTCAAAGAAAGCACCCGGTGCTATGTTCCAATCACCATCTAACCATGCCTTTACGAGCCATTCTGGTCCACTCTTTTTGATCCGGTCAACGTAACCCGGGTCATTCTCCATCAGAGGAGTGTTATCTTGAATCTTTGACGGAATAAAAATCGATTCCCCATCGTCATTGTCGATGTACCTTTCTTTCACCCAGTTATGTCCTGGCCCGCCTGGGTTAGCAGATGCCCTGAACAGAACCGGTACACCAGCAGCAGAACGCATTGTAGCCTGAAGCATATCAATAGGCTCCGGCGATGGCCAGTTCCCAAGTTCGTCAAAGCCTAGGAAAGTTACCGAAAACCCCTGAAGCTTCATCGCATCGGAATCCTCGTCTAGGTGTTTCAACTGTAGTACGGATCCGCTGGGAGAGACCCATTTTCGCTCCCCGACTTTCCATTCCCAACCTTCTTGCACGAAGACGTACTGGCCTAACTTGATAAGCTCGCCCGTTTCTGGAAATGACCGGCGGAACAGAAGACCTTGCGCCTCCCTTCCGTATTTCTCTGCATGCTTGCGAAACGCTAAAAGCATTCCAACGCTTTTAGAACCTCCTCGTGCTCCGCCAAACAGTATATG